GGCGGTATACGTTCCCCAGCTTCCATCTGTGACTGTGTGGCCCACACCTGATAACAGCACACCATATCAGTTTGTGTACTGGAGACTGCGTAGAGTTCAGGACGCTGGCGCGGGCGCGGAGACAGCTGATATGAACTTTAGGTTTTTACCGTGTGTTGTAGCGGGCTTGGCGTACCACATTGCTGTCAAAGTTCCTGAGTTGATGCCCCGCATTCAAATGCTCAAACAGATATACGATGAAACGTTTGAGATTGCCGCTGGCGAGGATCGAGAAAAAGCGGCGGTTAGGTTTGTACCGCGACAGATGTTTATTGGCGGTGGGAGCTAACAATGGGTAACCGGTTTGCGTCTGGCAAAAAAGCAATTGCGGAGTGCGACCGTTGCGGCCAGCAGTTCAAATTAAAGCAACTTAAGACCGAAGTCATTAAGCAGCGTTTGTATCAGTTATTGGTTTGCCCAGAGTGTTGGGACCCTGATCAACCGCAGTTAATGTTGGGTACGTTTCCAGTTGATGATCCGCAAGCTCTACGCAATCCGCGTAGGGATACAACGTATGTAACGTCAGGCGTGAACGTTAACGGAAACTTGTCTGGCGGGTCGCGGGATATCCAGTGGGGCTGGGCTCCTGTTGGCGGCGCAAGTTTTAGTGATGCGAGTCTTACACCAAATTACTTGGTGGCAACGACATTTGTTGGTACAGTAACGGTTAGTTAAGGAGAATATTATGGCGTTCACACGATCTGCTGATGGCATTGCCAAAAAAGGCAAAACCAAAGGAAAAAATCTTGGCGATAGCGGCCCCGCTGTTGGAATTGAGCGTGGCGGTAAAGGCAGTAAAAGCAAAGGTGGAAAAACCAATGCAGATATGATGACTATGGGCCGTAATTTGGCTAAAGTCGCTAATCAGAAACGAGGCTAACATGGCTACATTTAGTAAAAAAATGATGGGTAAAGAAGTTGGCGACGCCAAAGTCTATGCCAAGCCCCATACCATGAGCGGTAAAGTAGTTAGAGCTTCTACCAATCCTGGCAAAGAGCCAAATATTAGCAAGCTTGATACGTACGACGTAAGCGTTGGCAACATTAGCAAGTCTGCTGGTAATGAACCAACAAAGACAACTGGTATCAAAATCCGTGGTACGGGCGCAGCTACTAAAGGCGTAATGGCAAGGGGCCCGATGGCATGAATTACGCGGACCTTGTCACCGCGGTAACAGATTACTGCGAAAACACTTTCCAAACTGCTGACATGAATACGTTCATTAAGCAGGCAGAGCAACGCATTTACAACACTGCGCAGCCTGCTAATTTGCGAAAGAACGTGACGGGTACGTTGTCAACGGGCAACAAGTATTTGCAGGCCCCTGCTGATTTTTTAGCCGCGTATAGTCTTGCTATATACCCAGCTTCTGGTACGGGTGAATATTTGTATCTACTTGACAAAGATGTGAACTTCATGCGTGAAGCATATCCAAATCCAGCAACTACCGGAAAGCCCAAGCATTACGCTATCTTTGGACCACAGTCAACTAACGTCAGAGAACTTACGTTTATTCTTGGCCCTACGCCAGACGCCGACTACAAAGCAGAGCTGCATTTTTTCTATTACCCAGAGTCAATTGTTACAGCCAGCAATACGTGGCTAAGCGACAATTTTGATTCCGTGTTGTTGTACGGAACTATTTGTGAAGCGTTTGTTTACATGCGCCAAGAAGGTGACATGGTTAAGCTAGCTAATGATCGATACGTCCAAGCAATCGCCTTGTATAAAAACTTGGCCGACGGTAAACAGCGCGGTGACGCTTATCGCGATGGTCAGGTTAGGGTTCCCGTAGCATGAGCAGTATCCTCCAGACTCAAACGACCAGCTTTAAAAAAGAGCTGTATACGGGCGTCCATAATTTGCTTACGAACAGTTTATACATTGCGCTGTATACAGCCAGCGCTGATCTAAACGAATCCACTACTGTGTACTCTTCTGTAAACGAAGTATCTGGTGGTGGATATCCCCCCGGCGGTGTTTTGCTTACAGGAGCGTCAATTAACGCCTCTGGCTTCACCGCTTATGTTGACTTCGATAACGTTGTATTTAATGCTTCCGTTACGGCTCGTTGTGCTTTAATATACAATGCGTCGCAAGGCAATAAGTCCATCGCTGTCTTAGACTTTGGTGCTGACAAAACGTCCACCAACTTTACTATCACGATGCCCAGCAACACTGCGTCAGCAGCATTAATCAGGAGTTCAAATTGAATGTAACCACCACAAAAGGCGAGATGGACGAATCATTGCTTGAAAAACGCGAAGGTTCGTTGGATAATGACATTGAGCACACCACTTGGACTGAGTATTGGCACGAGGGTGAGCTTGTTCACCGTTCGGTTCATGTTCGTCTGAAAACTTCACCCCCGCTGTTTGCTGAAGCAGCATCTTTTGCATAAGGAAATATCATGGCTAATACCCAATCAATGACAACATCGTTCATGGGCGATTTGTTACTCGGTCAACAACAGTTTGGACCAGCTACATTAACTTCACGTGGTAGCTTGACTTCTCCAACTCAAGACACGTTTTACGCTGCTCTGTATTTGGCCTCTGCTACCATTAACGCTGCTTCGACCGTTTACACCACTACTGGTGAAGTAACCGGTACTGGCTACACAGCCGGTGGTGTTGCTATTACAAACGCTAGCGCTCCTACAGCTACTAACTCATCAGCTACTGCTGGTGTGGCTTACTGGACACCTTCAGCTAGCATTGTGTACACAACCGTTACATTGGCTACAGCCTTTGACTGCGTGTTGATTTATAACTCTACACAAGGCGGTAAGACTGTCAGTGTTCACACCTTTGGTTCACAGACTGTGACTGCTGGTACGTTCACATTGACAATGCCTGCTAACAGCACATCAACTGCGCTGATCCGTCTGGCAACAACCTGATCTAGCCTCATTTAGGGGCTAGGCCATGGCGTCCGCGTGGGGTGATGGCGCGTGGGGCGATGGCGACTGGGGTGGAGTAAACGTAACTGTTTCCATCTCAGGCGTTGTCGCGTCCGGCCAAACTGGTAATACTACTGCGTCAAAAGCCGTAGCGCTTACTGGTGTCTCCGCGACGGGCACTGCTGCATTAACTCTCCCCGCGTACTCGTGGGGCGCTGGCGCTTGGGGTAGTGGCGACTGGGGTGGCGCAAGCCGCACGGTTGCTATTACTGGCGTCTCTGCAACCGGTAGTGTTGGTTCAACCGCCGTTGCTAAATTTGTTTCTCTTACCGGCGTTTCTACACTAGGCAACGTTGGTACTATGGCCGTTGGTGGGCGTAGCTTTGCGCTTACTGGCGTTGCTGCTGCGGGCTTAGTTGGCAGCGCAGCAGATAACCCCGCTGTCTCTCTTACTGGCGTTATTGCAAACGGGTTTGTTAGCTCGGTACTTGCTTCGCGATCTGTTGCGCTCACTGGCGTTTCTGTAAGCGGAAATGTCGGTACAGTTGCTAGCTCTGTAAGTAAAGCAATTACCGGTGTATCTGCTTCTGGTTTAGTTGGCAACGCAGCAGACAACCCCGCTGTCTCTCTTACTAGCGTATCTGCATCCGGTAACACTGGTACCCTCGCGGTCGGCAATCGTAACATTGCGCTTACTGGCGTCTCCGCATCTGGCTCTGTTGGAATCGCTTCAGTTGCGGGCCGAGAAGCTGGTATTACCAGTGTGTCTGCTTCCGGCAACGTTGGCACTCTTGCGGTCGGCAATCGTAACATTGCGCTCACAGGAGTCCAAGCTCAGGGTAATGTTGGCAACGCAGCAGACAATCCCGCTGTTTCTATTACTGGTGTGTTTGCTAATGGCAACGTTGGCACCCTTGCAATTGGAAACCGTAACATTGCTATTACCGGTGTATCTGCTTCTGGCACTGCTGGTACAGTCGCTAGCTCTAGAAGTAAATCAACTACAGGTGTTTTTGCCGCAGGTAACACTGGCACACTTGCAGTTGGCAACCGTAACATTGCTATTACTAGCGTCTCCGCGGCAGGCAATGTTGGCACTATAGCTTCCAGCAGTCGTACGGTCGGCATTACCGGTGTGTCCGCTTCTGGCTTAGTTGGTAACGCGGCAGACAGCCCCGCTGTTTCCATTACTGGAGTTGCTCTTTCCGGTAGTGTTGGTTCTGTATCTAATAGCGTAACCGTTGCAATTACCGGTGTATCTGCAGCGGGCAGTGTTGGTTCTACCGCTGTAGAAGGCGCGTGGGGCTTTGGCGCGTGGGGTTCTGGGACTTGGGGCGGCGCACCTCAAACCGTAGCACTTACCGGCGTTTCTGCTTCTGGTCAAATTGGTACTGTTGTAGATTCAGCTTCAACAAGCGGGTCCGGCGTCCAAGCTCGTGGCTTTGTAGGCGCTGTAACTCCTGTTAGGTCTTTGGCAATAACCTCAGTCACCGCGGCAGGTTCTGTTGGAACCGTAGCTTCTGAGCGAGATAAAGCTCTTACAGGGGTAGAAGCTTCTGGACAGGTTGGTACTTCTTCCGTCGCTCATTCAAATTCTATTTCTGGTGTGACCGCTTCTGGTACGGTTGGCACCGCATCCGTATCACGAACAGTTGCTTTGTCTGGCGTTGTGGCTTCTGGCACTGTTGGAACTGTTTCTTCTGCGCCAAGCCAGAGTATTACTGGTAATGCAGCTACTGGAAACGTAGGAACCGTTGCGGTTTCAAGAACTTCTACGCTCAACGGAAACAGCGCAGCAGGTAGTGTTGGTACAGTTTCCGCAGATAAGACGTTTGTGTTGTCTGGTGTTAGCGCAGCAGGAACCGTGGGTACAGTCGCCGCACAAGGTGGCGTAACAGAAAACAGCGTACTAGCATCTGGTTTTGTTGGCACAGTTGGTAGTTCAAGAACTATTGCCCTGTCAGGCGTTACCGCTTCTGGGGTTGTTGGCTCTGTTGCAATTTATCGTGATACCGGAATTACTGGCGCTACAGCTTCTGGGCAGACCGGAACTGTAACTAGCGCACCAGGCCGCACTCTAAGCGGTGTATCTGCGTCTGGTGCTGTGGGCACTGTAACTGCCAATAACTTCTTAACGGTACAGCTGTCTGGTGTCAGCGCAGCGGGAGCTGCAGGGTTTATTAGTGCGCAGGGTGGCATAACAGAGAACGGTGTATCTGCCTCAGGTTTTGTTGGTACGGTTGCAAACTCAAGAACTATTGCTCTGTCTGGCGTTGCTGCTTCTGGTGACGTTGGTGTTATTGCTTCTAGCAGCCGTACAGTTGGAGTCACCGGCGTAATTGCTAACGCCGCCATAGGTTCTGTAGGTAAAAACACCGCCCCCGCCTTGACAGGTGTTGCGGCTGCGGTAAACGCAGGTTACGTAGGTACATCTGGTGGTTACACCGGCTCAGGTGTTCAGGCTTCTGGTTTTGTAGGAAACGTCACTCAATCGGTTTCTGTAGCGCTTACTGGCGCATTTCTCTCCGGTAATGTCGGAACTATTGTAGTTGCCGGTCGTAGCGCTGCGCTTACCGGTGTATCTGTTTCTGGTCAAGTTGGAACGGTTAACGTTAGCAAAACAAACGCGCTTACTGGTGTATCCGCAGCAGGTGAAGTTGGGACAGTCGTAGTTGCCAACCGAGTTGTTGCAATTACTGGCGTGCAGGCCGTTGGTCAAGACGGCGACGTAGGCGTAGCGGGCCGCGAAGCCGGAGTAACAGGCGCAAGCGCAAGCGGTAATGTTGGCTCCGTTGGTGTTGGAGCCCGGGCAATAGCCATTACCGGCGTACCAGCCGCGGGTCTTGTTGGAACCCCTGCAGCAAATGTTGCCGTTGCAATCACTGGTGTTACTGTTTCTGGAAACGTCGGTACCGTTAGCGCCTCAGGCGGCGTAACAGAAAATAGCGTACTAGCATCTGGTTTTGTCGGTACAGTCGCAAGCTCAAGAACCGTTGCTTTGACCGGCGTGGCTGCTTCTGGCGATGTTGGGGCTATCTCTATAGGCGGTCTGTCTTCCGGTATTGCTGGCGTAACGGCTCAAGGTTTAGCTGGGACTGTTGCAGTTGGCAATCGTAATATTGCGCTTACCGGCGTATCAGCAGCGGGCCAAGTTGGTTCAGTTAATGTTAGCAAACAAGCTACCCTTACTGGTGTGTTTGCTAACGGCGCTGTTGGTACTGTTAGTGCTTCAGGCGGCGTAACAGAAAATAGCGTACTAGCATCTGGTTTTGTCGGCACAGTCGCAAGTACAACCACTGTTGCTTTGACTGGCGTAACTGCTACAGGCACAGTTGGAACAGTTTCTGCGCAAAAATCACAGGCCGAGTCCGGTGTTCAAGCTCAAGGCGCGGTCGGTACAGTAGCTAGCTCAAGAACTGTTGGCTTGACGGGAGTTTCTGCCGCAGGTAACGTAGGTACAGTTTCTCCAGGTCAGTCGCTCACTTTGGCAATAACCGGTGTATCTGCGCAAGGCGCTGTTGGAACGGTTGCCTCGCAGGGTTCACGGGCCGAGTCTGGTGTTCAAGCCCGGGGCGCGGTTGGCGCAGTAGCAAACTCTACATCGATTGCTTTGACCGGTGTATCTGCCACGGGCAATGTGGGCTCCGTAACGACGTCTCAGCAGATTACTAAGGCACTCACAGGTGTATCCGCACAGGGTAATGTTGGTTCCGTAACAACGTCCCAGCAGATTACTAAAGCACTTACCGGTGTGTCTGCTAGCGGCAACGCAGGAACAGTTGTACCTAGTATCAACAAGTTTGTTGCGTTGACAGGAGTCGCGGCTAGCGGTAGTCTTGGAACCGTAACCACATCTCAGCAGGTTATTAAAGCGTTGACAGGAGTTGCGGCTAGGGGCGCAGCAGGGACTGTAATTGCGGTAAAGAACGTTACAGTTGCTTTGACAAGCGTATCCGCTAGCGGTAATACTGGAACAGTAATTCCAGTAAAAGACGCGACTACCGTAGCACTTACAGGGGTGTCCGCCCGCGGTAATGTTGGGTCAACATCAGTTGGAGCACGTTTGGTAGCCATCACTGGCTGCCCGGCAATGGGTCGAGTTGGTAATGTAAACAGCGGCCAGTGGGTTTTAATAGATGACACGCAGGACGCTAACTGGCAAAATGTAGTAACATGAGCGCCAAATGTATCGGTGCTCAAACAATCTTTGGAGCGATAAATGACTATTAACTACACAACACTTTTGGCGTTAGGTCAGCCTGTAACGGGCACCGAGAGCGGACAGTGGGGCGATGACGTTAACAACGCCATTACTTCTTATCTTGACACGGCAATTGCTGGTACTCAGACTATCACATCTGATGCTAACGTTACCTTGTCGTTGACACAAGGTACTAACCTTGCGTCCAATATTGCACAAGTAGGTTCTGGTACTACAGGTTCCGCGCAATACGCAATTATTTTATGTTCCGGCGCACGAACCGTAGCGCGTAACATTGTTGTTCCTTCGTCTAGCCGAAGCTACATTGTTATTAACAGCACTACTGGGGGTTTTGGCGTTGTAGTCAAAGGTACCTCTACAACCGGCGTAACAGTTGCTGCTGGCGAAACCGCGGTTGTGGTTTGGAATAACTCCGATTACGTTAAAGTAGCTTCTTCACTTGCCACTGGTACGGTTACATCTGTTTCAGTTGCATCAGCTAATGGTCTTGCTGGTACATCAAGTGGTGGCGCAACGCCTGCGTTGACATTGTCTACTAGCGTTTCTGGTGTTGTAAAAGGTAACGGCACCGCGCTTTCTGCCGCTACTGCTGGTACGGATTACGTTGCTCCCGGCGGCGCACTGGGTACGCCTTCAAGCGGCACGTTAACTAACACAACCGGCTTGCCAATTTCTACTGGTGTTTCTGGTTTGGGTACGGGTGTAGCAACGTTCTTGGCAACACCAACGTCAGCTAACTTAGCATCCACTGTAACAGACGAGACTGGCTCTGGTTCCTTGGTTTTTGCAACTAGCCCAACATTGGTAACTCCAGTATTAGGAACGCCTACCTCAGTCACATTGACTAACGCAACTGGCTTGCCAATTTCTACTGGTGTTTCGGGTCTTGGAACAGGCGTAGCAACCTTTCTAGGTACTCCATCAAGTGCTAACTTAGCTTCTGCCGTATCTGACGAAACAGGATCAGGTGCTTTGGTGTTTGCCACAAGCCCAACCTTGGTTACTCCAGCTTTAGGTACTCCATCAGCCTTGGTAGGCACAAACATCACAGGCACTGCCTCTGGCCTGACTGCAGGTAATGTCACAACTAACGCTAACTTAACAGGTGCAGTCACTTCTGTTGGTAATGCAACCTCTTTGGGTTCATTCACATCTGCTCAACTAGCAACCGCTTTGACAGATGAAACTGGCAGTGGCTCTAATGTGTTTGCAACATCACCCACTTTGGTGACTCCAGTTCTAGGCACTCCAACATCTGTGACGCTGACCAATGCAACTGGCTTGCCATTGTCTACTGGAGTTACAGGTAATCTTCCTGTTGCCAACTTAAACAGCGGTACATCCGCTAGTGCATCTACTTTTTGGCGTGGAGATGGTACGTGGGCAGCGGCTGGAGGTTCTGCCGCTACCCCTACAGTTGCCGGAAGTGTATTTGGTTCAATGACCGCCGCTGGCGGCACACCATATTTAACCGCTACTGGCTATAACGCGGGCCCCGTAAACACTGGCGTAAACAACACATTCAATGGTCTGTCAGCAGGTCTGGTTAACACGACCGGCACTAACAACACGTTTGTTGGTTATCAGGCCGGTAAAGCAAACATTAGCGGTAGCAACAACGTTGTAGCTGGCTCTGGCGCTGGCGCGGTTATGACCAGCGGCAACAACGTAATGATTGGATACAACGCTGGTTTGCTTAACACAAGCGGAAACAGTAACGTTTTTGTCGGTTACCGAGCTGGTAGCTCCATGGCTGGCGGTTCATCAAACGTAATGATTGGCCTTGACGCTGGACTATCTACCACCGGCCAAAACAACAACTTTATTGGAGCTAATGCTGGTAATCAAGTAACCACGGCTACTTTGAATACAATTGTTGGTAGTTTTAACGGTAACCAAAACGGCATTGATGCTAGAACTGTTACCAAAAACGTAATTCTCTCAAACGGAAACGGCGATGTTGTGGCGCGCTGGCAAGCTGGTTTAATGGGCCAGCTTTATGCCGGTCTAGGCGAGTCCATGAACGTCAATACCGGAGCGGCAACGGGCACTATTACCTTTTATGCTAGCTCGTATTCAATTCTGTACTACACAGGAAACGCTACCGCTAACCAAACACTCAATATTATTGCTGATGGTGTCGTAACTCTTACGAGTCAACAGATTAGTTCTGCAGCTACTATTCTTGGAAGCGCAATCACTGTTGCGTACATGGTTACAAACGGCGCAACTGCATACCGCCCCTCGGTAATTCAAATCGATGGCACTGCGTATACGCCTAAGTGGCAAGGCGGTACGGCACCAACCGCTGGTAACGCTAACGCTGTTGATGTTTACATCTTTACGTGTGTTTATCAATCGTATTTATCTTGGCAAATTTTTGCTTCGCAAACTAAGTTCGCTTAAAGGATTGCTATGCCACGACTAGGTTCACTTGGCTCCGGTGGAGCAAAAGGGTTTGGATTTTCTGCCGCTACTTCGGATGGCCCGCCAACGGTTATTGGGCAAGCCTATGGCGGTGGGTTTTACGGCGGCAAGATTGACTATGGTAGCGGGCAAGTTTATTACCTAGTTGTCTCACCGGCGGCATCTGGGCAAGCGCGTAAAGACTTTGGAGTTGGCAATGATCTTGTAGGCGCAAGTGCTCAATCTGTTATTAACGGCCTAACAAATACCAACGCTTATGTTGCGTATAGCTCAACCACCTATCCGGGTCCAGCTTGGGCGCGTAGTTTAACTATTGGTGGGTATACAGATTGGTACATTCCGGCAAAAAATGAACTTGAAACTTTGTATTATTTTCTAAAGCCAGAAGTAGCCTCCGGCGCATATCTAAATAATACATCTTCAGGCTCTAACGCTAATGCGGTGTCCCCTGAACCGGTAAGTACAAACTACACTACAACGGCCCCGGGCCGAACCACTGCTACTGATTTCTGGACCGGTCAAGCTGAGGCTTTTTTAGTTGGCCAGTACACGTTTACCAGCACGGAGAACCCAAACTTTTGGGTGTGGGTTACTAATTTTTCAACTGGGCAGCAGGCTTCTACGTCCCAACCTAAAGCATCAAATAATTACATCCGTGTAATTCGCAAAGTTCTGGTTACTTAATACCAAGGAATCATTGTATGGTTTACATATCGGTTACAAACATTGATGCTGGTACGGGCGTTTTGTGTACGTTAGCGCCAATGCAGACAGGTCCGGCGTTTCCCCCGGTTAAAAATTTTACCTGTTTATGGGCTAACGCATCCGCGTGGCCCGTAGAAGTATTGCCTGACGGTACGTACGCTACTGCGCCTATTTATTTTGGCACCTGTGACGACGATGCAGACCTGTCGGTTGTTGGGGTGTTAGCCACGCATACGCAAGAAGAATTTGCCGTTTTACGACACGCCGAGTTTCTAGCGCGAAAGCCCGTTAGCAATCCAAGTTTTGTGGGCGACGAAGCTAATTTAACGTGGGCCCCTCCGTTACCGTATCCAGATGATGGTAAATTTTATGGGTGGGACGAATCAAGTGTTTCATGGGTGGAACTTACACCCCCCATCTAACAATGACGCATGCGCTGGCTCCTTCTGTTATTGCTGTTGGGGCTAGTTGGAGCCGTAGCCAAGAATGGTTGTCATGTGCGCGAGTTCTATGGAATTGGCTATACCATCCACAACCCATCCGAACGTCATCAGCAAATGATTGCGTGGTTAAAAAACAATGCGCCGCATTGCAAAGTAGAAGATTACGTAGTGATATGGAACAACCTGCCTATGTGGGCGGGCACGGCGGATTCAGCAGAAACCAGAGCGTTAATTCTGCATGGCTATGAGCAAGCGGTTAAACGTGAAAAGAAATGATTACGCCGTTGCACAAGTGGTATCCCATGCTGGGAGCCGCCGACCGTCCAACAAACACGGACAGAGCGGAACGCAGGGCTGAGCGTCTTGAGGAAGAATACAAACAGGCAGTCAAAATGGCAAAGGTTAAAAACAAAATTGACGACCTTGAACTTGAGTTGTATGTAAAGAAAGCTGAACAAAACCAGCTTAATTTACAGATTTTTACCAACCGTAAGCTGGACATTTATGTATGACCAAGAAGCCGCCACAACACGTCCCGGACACGAAGGAAAAACTGACGTTGTACGTCACGCTAATGGTCAGCACAACCCTGTGTATCTCCGTATTAACCATGGTGTTCGCCTTTATGCTGGGGTTGTGGGCCAAGGAAGTGGACAACGCCGAAATTTTCAAGATGATTTCACCCGCGTTTTCTACTCTTATCGGCGGCATGATTGGGTTCCTGTCTGGTATCAAACTTATGCAGAATGAAGACAGTAAAAAGGAGCAAAAATGATAGGACTTGACGCGCTTGTAACCGTAGGTGGAAAACTGATTGACCGGTTAATTCCCGACCCTGAACAAAAAGCTAAAGCACAGATTGAGCTGCAAGCTCTGGTGCAAAACGGTGAGCTGGCCAAACTAGCCAACGAAACTAAGCTGTATGAGGTAGAACAGGAAAACGTTACCCGGCGGGTCGAGGCAGACATGTCGTCTGACTCATGGCTGTCCAAAAACATCCGTCCTATGACGTTGATTTTTCTGCTTGTAGCTTACTCTGGTTTTGCAATTGCTTCTATATTTGAGTTAGAAACTCGTGGCGCATACGTAGAACTACTAGGTCAGTGGGGCATGCTTGTTATGTCTTTTTACTTTGGCGGTCGCACCATGGAAAAAATTGCCGAAAGGGTTAAGAAATGAACTTGACCGAGCACTTTACTTTGGAAGAACTAACCCACACAGACCACCGTGAATTTGACAACACGCCAAATGAAGCCGAATTGGAAAATCTTAAACGTCTTGCCGCCTTCCTTGAGGAAGTCAAAACTGCCTTGGGCGGAAGACCAGTCATGGTTAACTCAGGCTTTAGAAGTAAGCAAGTCAATGACGCTGTGGGCTCTAAGGATACTAGCCAGCATCGTATTGGTTGTGCTGTGGACATCCGAGTTCCTCAACTAACACCGGACCAGGTGGTTAAAGCCATCATTGCTTCTGGCTTGCCCTATGACCAAGTAATACGTGAGTTTGATCGCTGGACGCATGTAAGCATCCCTAACACACCTACAGCAGCGCCCAGAAAGCAAGCATTAATTATCGACAAAACTGGCACGCGCATGTATGCTTGAGGCAAGCCCGCTTTAATGGGAAAATAGGCCATGCCGCTTAAAAAAATACTATTCCGCCCGGGGGTTAACCGCGAAAACACACGGTACGCATCCGAGGCTTTGGGGTCTGTTAGCGCTACTACTAACGTGGCTGGCGGTTGGTATGACGCCAATAAAATACGGTTTCGCGCCGGGAACCCAGAAAAACTTGGTGGCTGGACTCGTGTTTCTGGTTTTACATTTCTTGGCTTGTGCCGGTCGCTGTGGAATTGGGTGACGCTTGCTGGCTTAAACTTAATGGGTCTAACAACCAATATTAAGGTTTACATAGAGCGTGATGGGTCTTACTACGATATCACACCAATAAGGGCAACCGCCACACTTGGCACTAACCCTTTTACTGGGGACGGTACTACCACGGTTACGGTGGCTGCTACCGGGCACGGTGGTAACACCGACGACTATGTAACTTTTAGCGGCGCTACCGGAACGTACGCAACTACTTTTAACGCTGAGTTTAAGATAACGGTTATTGACGCTAACTCGTACACAATTTCAACCGCGCCAACCGTAATTGCCGCGGGGTCGTCCGGCGGTTCAGCGGTTGTAGCTAATTACCAAATTAATGTTTCCGCGTCAATTGAGGTAGCTATTACTGGTTGGGGCGCGGGAAAGTGGGGCGCCGGGGACTGGGGCGTTGGCACATCTAGCACCATTCCTTTGCGTGTATGGAGCCAGAACAATTGGGGTGAAGACCTTATTTTTACTTACCGGGGCGGCCCTTTGTACATATGGGATGCTACCAACGGGCTCACAACACGGGCTGTTCTTGTATCTAGTTTAGTTGGCGCAGACGCTGAAGTGCCCTCTGTAGTTAACTATGTCTTTGTGTCCGACCAAAGCAGATTTACTTTTGCATTTGGTTGCGACGACTACGGTAGTTCAATTCTTAACCCAATGTTGATTCGTTGGTCTGACCAGGAATCTATTACTAGTTGGGCGGTCTCAGCTACAAGCCAAGCTGGGAGTTTGCAACTATCCCACGGCTCTGAGATCATTACAGCTATCCAAGCTAGGCAAGAGATTGTAGTTTTTACCGACTCCACTGTGTACTCTTTGCAATATCAAGGTCCCCCTACTGTGTGGGGCGCTCAGTTACTCGGGGACAACATTTCTATACAAAGTCCCGGCGCGGTGGCAATTGGGTCTGGGATTGTGTACTGGATGGGGATTGATAAGTTTTATAAATACGACGGACGTTTAGCAACGTTGCGCTGTGATCTACGCGAGTACATTTTTAGCGATATCAATCAAACACAAAATCTTCAAGTTTTTGCTAGTACAAGCGAAGGCTTTAACGAAGTATGGTGGTTTTACTGCTCAGAAAACAGCACCAGAATTGATCGCTATGTTATCTACAACTACAGTGAAGATATTTGGTATTACGGCACTGATCTTGGTCGTACTGCTTGGATTGATTCTGGGCTGCGGGATTACCCGGTTGCCGCTACATATAACTACAACTTGGTCAACCACGAAGAAGGGGTTGACGACAATGAAACGCAAACGCCTACAGCAATTACGTCAACTATTACATCGTCTCAGTTTGACATAGACGATGGGCAAACTTTTGGGTTTATCTATCGCGTGTTACCAGATTTAACTTTCCGTACATCTACAGCAGGCACTACCCCGCAAGTAACCTTGACACTAATTCCGTTTCAGAACTCAGGCACTGGGGCTAACAACCCAGCGTCCACCGCGGGTACCTCGGCGTCAACCGTGCAAAGAACATCTTCTGTAAACATCCAAGAGTTTACGGGCCAAGTGTTTATGCGGTTGCGTGGGCGTCAGATGGTGTTTCAGATTGATTGCAACACGCTAGGCACGCAGTGGCAGTTAGGTGCGCCTCGTATTGACATCAAACCAGATGGAAGACGAGGTAACTCATGAGTTTTATTGTCGTTGCTTCGTCTGAACCTAACCAAGTTGCTGCGCCTAACTTACCGTTAGCGCCAGATGCTTACAGCCCACAATACGCGGATCAGCTTAACAACGTTTTACGTCTGTACTTTAACCGGCTTAACTCTTTTATATCTCTACTTTCAGCGGACACTGTCATACCTCCGTTGAGTAACTACACTGTAGCTACGCTACCCAGCGCAGTAACGTCTGGTGTAGGCGCTAGGTCTTTCGTAACAGATGCGTTGGCTCCCTCATTTGGATCAACCGTAGTGACCGGCGGCGCTGTAGCCACACCCGTTTACTCTGACGGTACAAATTGGAAAGTTGGCTGATGACCACTACCCCGGGCTATAACAAAGATATTGAGTTCACCAATCTGATCACTCAGAACATAGGTGATCCGGCTAAGGTTGCGGAGCTCGCTAAACAGTACAACTATGGGCTGGCTGATCTCACACGCGCTACTGGGTATGACGAGCCAACTATTAGTAACTACTTCAACACCGCCCAAATTACGCCTTGGTGGACAGCAGCGCCTGCTCCGGCCCCTGCTGGCATTGCTGCGTTAACCGTACCCGCTCCTGCTCCTACAGCAGCAACTGGCATCAACGCTTTTGCTGCTGCGCCTGCAACAGCGGTTAATACTCCTGTTGCACCGGGCGGAAAAATAACACTACCCGCGTATGGAGAAGTTTCCACACAAGACCTACAAGGATGGGAGCCATGGCGTCTAGCCATATACGGGCTTAATAAAGACAGCAGTGGCAACATTGTCTCCACGGGCAAAGCTGCTTGGGAAACAGGCTCCGGTCCCGGCAAGACTTTGTTTGATCAGATATATGGGGTTTCAAAACTGCCCGGAATGTCTGGTGCTTACCAAGGCGGCGCTACTGAAAAAAGTGAGGGCGGGCTAGGCTCCAAAGAAGCTGTCATGTGGGACATGGCAAACAAACTTGCTACCGCCGGTGTTACAAGTTTAACTGACATTAAACAACGCACAGTGCAAGATTATGTTGGAGGGAGCGACGGATCTGACGGATACCTACAAGACCGAATTGAGTACTACAACGCCAAGACTGGTAACCCAATTAACCTAGAAGGCACAACGGTTGGTAACCATCAAACCAATTATGACTTAGTAATGTCGCCAATAGGTTTGGTGATCCCAACCTCCACGGGAACCAAGAGCGATTGGGTTAATTTTAAGAACGACGTGCTTCCAATAGCGCTGACTGCAATATCTTTTATAGCCCCGCAGACAGCGCCTTACATTCAAGCTTACAACGCCGCTAAAGCTGCTAAGGATGGAAAGTGGGCATCAGCTGTATTCAGCGGGCTAAACGCTGCTTCGGGTTTTTCTGCGCAGACCACCGCGCAAATTGATGCACTTGCTAATGCTGGTAAGTTTGCTGAAGCTGAGCAACTGTGGGAAGACAGTTGGTTAGCAAAAAATGCAGACACATTAGGCACTGCAAAAGATGTTGCCTCGGTTGCAAACGCAATCAATACAAAGAATCTTCCTGCGCTAATTAACACCAGCATAAATGCCCTTGGCGCAACAGTTCCTGAAGGCGTGCGTACAGCCGTTAACTGGGCTAACTTTGGAACAGCGGTAGCAAACAATGACTTTGGGGGCATGCTGTCTGCCGCCAGCACCTTGACTGGTAGCACTGATCTAAAAGTTGCCGCATCAGCAAACAACTTTATAAAAGCTTTTCAAGCATTTGATAAGACCGGCAACATAGACGCACTCTTATCTGCGGGGCAACAGTTTGGTAACCTTGTTAAAAATTATTCTTCTACTTCTACAACAGCAGCTCCAGCTGCAGCGGCGCCTGCGCCAACAGTAGCGCAGGTAGATACCATTGAGTCAATTATTGATTCGGTGTTAAACGGCGGCGGCGATCTAACCATAGGTGGAACGCTTACGGCAGAAGACCGCGCTAACTTAACAAACCAGATAACTAACTACACGTCAGCTGATGGGGAGCTAGACGTCAACATCATAGACGGCACGCAGGTTGCAGGTCCGGGCGGTTCCCAAAACTATCCAAAGGGTGTGGGCGTTGATACTAAATCCGGCAAGATGTATTACACCGGTATAGATCTAAACGGTAACACGGTAAGCCTGCCTATTAAAGTTGACCCAGCAACTAACAGAATTTACGCAGCTGAAGGCCAGAACGAAAAACTAGCCCAACTGATGGGTGTGAAAGCTAGCCAGATGAGCAGTGGCGTGCCTGTTGCTACGTTCCCAAGCTCCGTTATGCAGGCGCTTATTAAGCTTAACCCTAACCTTGCATACACAGGTTACCAAGCCCCACCAGCGCCAACCCAAGCAGAGATGGATGCGTTGTTTGGTAAGTATGTGCCAAGGAGAACCGATACCACAATTACGGATGTAGTTGTAAAAACACCAACAGCGTCGCCAAGATCAACAACCGACTTTCGAAACATTGTTAAAGGCGGTGGGTACGATGAGTACTTTAACCTTTACGGTAGTTCTTCTGCAGGATATACAAAAGACCGGTTTGTAGCCGACATTGAAGCAGCATTAAACGCAGACCCTTACAGCAACGAAAACGATGGGCTTCGGTACGAGTATGCAAAACTAACTGGTAAAACATGGACACCCGGTGTTTACGGTACGGACATCGGACGAGGTGTAACGCCAACTCCTTCGGCTGCGGCCCCATCGCCAGCCGCGCCTTCACCGACAAAAACTGTAAACAAAACCCTCACTAATCTAGCTAACACTAACACCAACTTAAGCACTGTCACGGCATCAAATATTGATGCGCTAATTGACTTTCTTGCAACCAATCAAAGCGGTCGTACCGGCGATGACATGGGTGGCATTGACGGTATTACGGACCAAGACCTTAGATCAATTGGCTTAACAAGAACAGACAACGGCGGTATTGATCTGGGTGACTACATCCTTAACAAGGATCTGACAGTTACATACGATCCAGACAAGGTTATTGAAAAAGTTACCTCAGCTCCTGTACCAGCTCCTGTACCAGCGCCCACTACAAAACTAACCACAAACCAAGTCATTACGCGGGTTTCGGATGTTATTAACGCTGGTAAGTATGGAGAGGTTATAGATGTCATTAGACAAAACGATTTAACCCCCGAGTGGCTAAAACAATTTTTTGGGATGGATCAGGCTACGGTAGATTGGTTAATAGGCCAAGGAACCCCAGCGCCTACGCCCGGAACTAAAGCGCCATCACCTGCTGCGCCTACGCCTGCGGCCCCATCACCTGCTGCGCCTACGCCCGGAACCGGAGCGCCAACACCAGGAACCACAGCACCTACGCCTTCTACCGGTGCTCCAACTCCAGCTACTGGTGTTCCTACACCGGCTACAAAAGCACCGGCTCCTGCAACAGAAGCTACCGTGGAAAAAGGCGTTATCGACGCTATTAACAACGGCAGCTATGACAAGGTAGCGGAGATCATTAAAAACGCTGGCTTAGACCGTGATTTCTTAAAGAAGATATTCCCCGGCTTAGACGACGCCACGCTTGACTGGGTGTGGAACCAAGGTAACAAAGCCCCATCACCTGCTGCGCCATCGCCAGCGGCCCCATCACCTGCTGCGCCATCGC